GAAGTCATACGCTGAAGCGCTGATCGAACTTAGTAAGGAGGAAAATAATGGCTAACAACGAGTTTACTAAGCTCTACAACGAAACACAGACGAACTACATGAAGCTGCGTAATATGCCTATTACTAAGCTAAAGGTGTGGTTCGTAGAGGCAAACGGGCTAGGCAATGTCGGGGATGTCGAATCCTGTGTGGACTTCGCAGCTATCACCGACCGAGGCAGTGTCGTTATCTCGGGTACTCTTGGCCCATTCCTGAAGGTCAATGACGGTTACTGGGTTCGTACTGCCCCAGCAGTCCCTAAGAAGCTGTGGAGCGATCTCGACCTTGTTAATGAACTCATCAACGAGTACGAGGATAACGACTATATCGCTACTGTCATCGACCCTGGGTTGGAATGATGCAGTTCGAGTCAATCAAGTCCCCTACTGACCTTGAGAACTACCCTCTGGGTACTGTTCTCGGTGGGTCGCTGGAAACCTACGTCCGTACTTCGAGCGGTTGGTGTGCATGTACCTTGGAAGAGTTCTACACAAGCACTCAGCTTTTCGGGTTCCTGCCTGTCGGCATGATGACGGGTAGCCGTCGTGTGGCCGTGTACTACAAGCCGTGACACACACATCACTTAGTATGGAGTTGACAGCTCAGAAACGTTGACTCTATACTGAACACATCATAACTGAATAGCCTCTGAGAGTTCAACTAACAATCGTCGCCGCGACTCAGAGGCACACCCCTTGTGGCGGAACAGGCAGACGCGCTCGACTCAAAATCGAGTTCCGAAAGGAGTGTGAGTTCGATTCTCACCGAGGGGACCACCAAGCACCGGACGATGCTGGATGATTAGGCCATAGCCGCCTGCCGCTCTGATCAAGCGGACGTGCCGGTTGCCGTGACGGGGGTCACGTGCGGGGTAGCACCCTAGGACTGACAATTTTTGTGTGATGGTTTTTGTTTCGTCAGTCAACAGCACCCCTTCTAACGGAATATAGCGCAGTAGGTAGCGCACCTGGTTTGGGACCAGGGGGTCGTGAGTTCGAGTCTCACCATTCCGACGTTGCACATGTGTAACACCTAGTTCCCAGGTGTCCTCCGGGACTACCTGGGTTTAATCCCAGATAGTGTAATGGTAGCACGGCAGGTTTTGGCCCTGTCGGACTAGGTTCGAGTCCTAGTCTGGGAGCGCTTGACGATGAGGTTGCTCGATAGCACAAAGTGTCTCGACCAAGACACCCTCATCGAACGGCTGGGTTGCCCTGGTCAGGTAACAAGCTGCTTAGTGTTATGTGGTGAGCACACTGGGAAAGTCTCAGAGGGGCAGGTTCGAGTCCTGTGGCAGCACGACAGAAAGGAGAAACAAAAATGACTATTATTCGATTTGATGCTGAGACGAGAGAAGCCTTCCGCAAGATTGCGGAGCTGGTAGACATCCTGGGTATCAAACCTATTGAAGAACTAAGCAACACTGAGATCGTGGACAAGGATGGTGTCGTTCATGATCTGTCTGAACTCGTCAAGACAAATTGTGTTATTGACAATGGTTGTGGAGTGATCTTCATGGGCATTAGAGCCGATTGTGTTGGCCCAATGGCAGGTTTGTTCGTTTCGTCTGCTGGTAAACACTTCAGCTCAGAATCCCTTGCAAACCTCATCCGCGAACACGAGGATGACGATGATTTCCTAATCACTGTCCACAAGTTCTAATGAAAGGAGAAACAAAATGAAGCTACGACTTACTAACTTCGACTCAAACACTTACGAAGACACTAACGGTTCGTGCGATATGTGTATGTATACAGGTATGCTCGACCATCCTGAGTACACCTTTACCACCAGTTTCGGTGATAGCTATACTATCGAGGGCTGGTGGTCCGACTGGGGGCACCTTACGACCATTGACATCAATCTTCCTGTGTTCACTGCTTGGTTGCATGACGCTGAGTTCAAGGAACCAACAGAGCTTATTGAAGAAAATGAGGAATACACTTGGCTTTATGATAAGCGCTTCTGGGATAAGTTTCTACTGGATGTCCTTAAGGCAGCACAGTGGTGCAGCAACGAGGAAGAACTCAATGAAGAACTCGACTGGGCGCTGAAGGTGGCTAACAATGCTGACTGATGAACAGTTTGATGAGCTTGCCGATAAGCTGCTGAAGAAGATCGCACCTAAGCTGGGTGTCGAACTCGAAGAAGAACTGAGCGACACTGAGATTAAAGATCAGAACGGCATGGTCTATGATCTTGAGACTTTGGTGCGCAAGAAGTGCCTAATCAACAATGGTCATTGTTTACAAATGTCAGTACATGACTATGGGGCTTTGTCTGAGTACTGGGTTTCCAGTAGTGGAACCGTTCGTACCTCTAGGGAACTTGCGAAGCTCATCCAAGGTCATGAAGATGACCTTGATTACTGCCTTGGTATCTACACGTTCTGATAGACTGAAGCCAACATAGACAACTAGGAGGAACAATGTCTGTCACTGACCTTGCGATCAAGCTCGGTAAGGCTTTCGAGGGTGTTTACTCGTCCGTCGTCAAGAACGACGAGATGAAGACGACCATCACACAGGAGGCCCGCACTGGTACCTACACGATCACCACGCAGGATGCTGAGCTGATTGCTCTTCTCGACCAGGGCATTGTCGAGAAGGCTCCTGTGACGATGATTAAGCCTATGACCTATGGTGTCGTCTCGCCCGGTGTCTACACCGTTCCCGGTCATAAGATGCAGGAGATTCTTGAGAATCGTCCGATGGATTATCTGTGATTGTCGGCCTGAGACAGCGCGCCTCTGATCTCAGGAATAGGTAACTGAGGGGTTCGTCCTTTCGGGTACCGGCCTTACATGAGGGTTCATAATTCATGAGGACTCATCCCCCTATCGACTAACACTCGGTAGGGGGATGATACTATATGTGTGAGTAGAGTCACACGATTATCTGTTGTGGATTGTTCGGCCTGTCAGCTACACTCAAGTTGTCAGGCCGAACAACTACGAAAGGAATGTTCAATATGAAGCGTTTTCTTGCGACGACTGGTGTCGCACTGCTGATGATTGCTGCGGCTGCTGCTACTGCCAATGCTGCCGACAACACCGAGATCAAGGCCGAGGTCACAAAGGTCACGTCCTCGTCTCGACAGACCTCTTCCGAGGTCAACGTGGGTGGCACCTGGGCCGTGGAGAAGCTGGCTGTCGGCCAGCAGTTCACTGTCTCGACGGTGCCGAATGAGGGTAAGGCCCCGTTCGTCTGGAACGCCTCGTTCCCGTTCACGCTCGATGATGGGTCTGTCGTCGGTGAGTGTGAAGCCAACGAGGCAGAGCTGACCTGTAAGGTCACTGAGATTCCTGAAGCCTACAAGGACAAGACGAACGTCAAGGGCACGTGGTGGGCACGCGCTCGCCTTCAGGGTGGTGCAATTGGCACCACTGAGGGTACGATCACGCTGAACGGTAAGGCTGTGAAGACCCTTGTCTGGGGCGACAAGGAGGGCACGGGCGAGTGTACTAATGATTGTGCAAACCCGGCCCATTATGAATACGCTAACCCAGAGAACGTGAAGTTCGGGTGGTCTAACGCTGATGGGACTATCAGCTGGGGCATTAAGTGGATTGCTAAGGGTGGTGTCGAGTACACCGTGAAGGACTTTGACGCGAAGCTGGGTACGACCGTGAAGTGCGCGAAGTCGGATACATGGAACCCGGATACGACCGAGACCGTTACTGCTACGCAGATCGACCCGAATACGATCAAGTTCACGGCTCCTGACGAGTCCAAGACGTGTGTAGTCTACCCGCCTGAGCATACTGTCGTTCCCGAGGGGCAGACTTCTGCGACTAACCATGCTGAGGTGAATGGTATGAAGCTCGAAGCTACGGCGACGGTTAAGAGCAATGGTGGTACGAACGGTGATGGCTCTGTGAAGCCGACCCCGGAGCCTTCTACGCCTGCCCCTGCACCGGAGCCGAGTGTTACGCCTGCCCCGCAGCCTACGCCTTCTGTGAAGCCGACTCCTGCGCCCTCTGAAGAGTCTACGCCAGCTCCTTCCGAGAAGCCTACTCCGGCTCCTGCACCGTCTGAGAAGCCTTCTCCGGCACCCAGCCCTTCGGATGAGCCGCAGTCTGTGACCCCTACGCCTCAGCCGCTTGCCCCGGCTGCCGTACCAGAACAAGGCAAGCTCGCTAAGACGGGTGCTGCATCTGAGGCTATCGTGATTGCACTTATTGCAATCGGTGGTGGTGCCTTGGCCTGCTACCTCGCCTGGCGTGCCGGTCGATTTGGCAACGACCATATCTGAGTGATACACTAGAAGCCTCCTTCCTAACAGGGCAGAGCGCCAGTGCTGTTTAGTGCTGGCGCTCTGTCTTACCCAAAACACAGTGTGGCACAGGTCACACCAGTTTCGCTTGTACCCTGCACTAACACGTACTAATATTGACTGCGTAGAAAGGAGGGACAATGACAGACCCAAGTAAGGTTGTGGAAACGTGGCTCAAGCGAGTTGGCCGCAGCAGCTTTAGTTACTCTGACAGGGCTGCGCAGCAGCCAACCAGCGTCAAAAAGTTCAACCCTGTGAAACTAGACGAAACAGCAGAAAAGCTCATCGACAGCATCTACAAATGGTGGTACGGCGAGACTAAGACAAAGCCGCGATTCAATGATGCCGTCATCTGTCTGAGTCAGTACGTGAGCCGGAATAACAATTACGCAAACAAGTTAGTCCCGCACGTGCCGGACCTCAAAGACCTGAACTATATTTGGGACAAAGACTCTCGTATTAGTGTCACAAGCGGCGACCCAGACACATACATGGGCATTAGCCGACAGCACATCAACAAATGGTACGAGCACTATAGTGCCCTAGAAACAGACTTCGGCCAACTAGCCGACGAAGTTATCACAGACTGCATTGCAGCACCAAGCACACTGAAGTTTGCTAAAGCCGCTGCACTCATGGTTGTACTCAACGAAAGGAGAACTAATGAGACCAGTACGACAGCACCATAACGATGCTGGTTTCGACCTGTCTACGAAGATGCCGGTGATTATCTATCCCGGTGAAGTTATCCTCGTGCAGACAGGTTACTACCCCGCTAAGTTCGACATTCCTGACGGCTCTGTCGGACTCGTCTTTGCCCGCTCTTCCTTGAGCAAGAAGGGCCTTCTACTCGCTAACGGTGTTGGTGTCATCGACGCTGGCTACGAGGGCGAAGTTCTTGTTCCACTGTGGAACATGAGCAAGGACACTCCTGTCGTTCTCGAAGAACATGAAAGGGTCGCTCAAATTGTCATTGTCAAGCTAGAGGGCACATCCGCTCTCTACGCACAGCCACCTGTCCAAGCCGGTGAGCGTGGTCAAGGTGGTTTTGGTTCGACTGGAAGGTCTATCTGAGAATGAACATCAACGTCTACTCCAAGCCCAATTGCCCGCAGTGTACGGCGACGTACCGCAAGCTGAAGGCGCTTGGACTGCCGTTCAATAGCACCGACGTAACGGAAGACGCAGATGCGCTGGCATTTATCCGCGCACTTGGTTATCAGCAAGCACCTGTCGTCGTTGTGCGTGAAGGTGCGCAAATTAAGGAACACTGGTCTGGGTTCCGACCGGACCTCTTGAAGAAGTATGAGGTGAAAAATGACTAAAATTACTGACCCTGTGAAGCTCGAAGAGGCTCGCGCCCGTATGGCTAAGGCCCGTGCCACCCGGATGGGCGGCAAATACCCACAGGATGTAGAAACCCGTGTTGCCTTCGTTCGGGAACTCGTGATTAAGCAGTTCAAGGATGCGGGCCTGTCGGTCATGAAAGATGGAGAACTTATCGGTGGGCCTTCCGCACGCTATTACCACACTAAGTTGGTGAACGGGAGCCTGACGATCAAGGACATGATCTTGCTCGGTGACTACATGCCGGTTGACTGGACTCTCATCTTCAGGTCTGTTCGACAGCCAAAGGATGTTCTGCGTCCATCTGATGCTGAGGCAGCACCTATTAATATGGAGTTTGCTGAGCCTGGCGATAACCCGTTTGCTGATTACTTTACTGATGTGGATGGTATGTGATGGAAGAAATTAGCTTGCGTGATTTCGGTAAGAGTCTGAGGAAAGAGATTCCAAGTATTGGCTCTACGAAAGTCATTAGGTTTCTGCGCCGTGAAGGATACCTGAAGAAGGGTCGGCATATTAGCGAGCCTACGGAAAAGGCCAAAGGACTGCTTGGTATCTGGCGTGTCTATAAGAACGGTAGAAACTCGCATCCCCAGGTGTATGTCACGAAAGAGGGTATCCAGGTGTTCACTGATATGATTATCTCCGAGTATGAGGACTTCGGTCCTTGGGAGATTAGGAGAAGTTATAGTGACTGACTGGCATAATCTGATCGCTGACTACAACCTGTGGTGCGATAACTACGATGAGGGCCGTAGTCGAGCACTTGACCGTGTTATCGTCCACCACAACGCTGGCAAGGCTATGTCGCATGGTGGTGTCCTTGCAGCGTTTAACCATAATGGCACGTCTGCGCACTACAATGTGGACATTGACGGCAGCACCGCACAGTTCGTCCACGACAAGGACACGGCCTGGCACTGCCCCGGCGTTAACTCGTGTTCGATTGGCATTGAGCACGCTAACTCCACTGGTGCTGAGGGTGGTTGGGACATTGGTGAAGCGACGCTTGATGCTGGTGCGCACCTGACTGCGGCCCTGTGTCGTGCGTATGGTCTTGGTCGTCCGCAGTGGCGTGTCAACGTGTTTCCCCACTCAGACTTCTATTCGACTGCCTGCCCCGCGTCTTTGCGGGATAAGTACGCTGGTGAGTACATGGAGAAGGCTCAGGCGTACTATGACAACCTTGATGCTGAGATCATTCAGTCTGAAGGCTGGGTGTCGCAGGATGGTGGCTGGTGGTACCGCACCTCGGATGGTGGCTGGGAGACCGGCTGGTTCCCTGTGAACGATAAGTGGTTCTATGCCAACGAGAAGGGTTGGTTGCAGGCTGGTTGGCAGCATATCGACGGCCACTGGTACTTCCTGCACGATATGCACGATTCGCGCTACGGCGAGATGGAGACTGGCTGGCAGAAGATCGGTGAAAACTGGTTCCTCCTGAACGACAAGGGGCAGATGCAGACCGGCTGGCAGCTCGTCAAGGGCAAGTGGTACTTCCTTGAGGAAAACGGCGCTATGCGTACTGGCTGGCTGTCGTACAAGGGCAGCGATTACTTCCTTACCAAGGACGGCTCTATGGCTGTCGGCCTGTGTCAGACGCGCCTTGATGGTGCTTGCTCGATTTTCGGTGAGGACGGCAAGCTGCTTGTCGGTAAGCTGGTTGTCGAACAGGACGCTGACGGCATCGTGAAGCTGGTAGAATCTAAGTAACTTCGATTTAGGAGGAACGAGGATATGGCTAACGAAGTCCTGACCGTTGACCGCACGAAGTGGTACCTGCTGACCCCTGAGCGGCGTAAGGCGCTGTACGCGCTGTTTGCGGCTCTTGGTGCGATCGGTGTTGCTTACGGTGGTTGGACTGCCGAAAGCTGGGAGCAGTGGTCTACTGTCGCTCAGCAAGTTCTCTCGGTGATTGGTCTGCTTGTTGCGACTGTTCACACTGGCGGTGTTTATACGGCTCCGTCGTATGGCACTCCTGACGCTGAGTGACATAACAATTGAAAACCCCCTTGCTGGTGTCAGTGAGGGGGTTTTCGCTATAATGGCCTCATGAAGAAGTTGCTGAGATCAATGAGCGAGCCGAGGTCGGTAACTGCCGTGATGGTAGTTATCTACACGGCTATCGCAATTACGGGTATTGGGTTCCTTACAAGCTATGATTCGT